GCCCGGCGCTGGGCCGGGCATTAGCCATGTCAGACAAATTATTAATGGGCTTGTGCTACTCCCCGCAGAACAGTAGCAGAAGCGGTTTGCGATCTAGCGCTGGCAATGTCCCCTAACGACACCACGCCAACTAGGCGCTTGTCACGGTTGAGTACAGGCAAGCGGCGGAGCTGAATATCGGCCATGTTTTTGGCCACATGCTCAACGTCCTCATCCTCAAAGCAATAGCGGACGCCACCACTCATTATTTTGCTGATAGGGGTATCTGCTGCGAGTCCTTTGGCTACGCCTCTGACTGCGATGTCTCGGTCCGTGATCATACCAACCAGGCGTTCTTGCTCCTCGATCATAATGGCGCCGCTGTCGATCTTGGCCATGAGGCTGGCTGCTTCTTGGATTGTGTGGCCGGGCTTGGCTGTTTTAACGTCCTTCGTCATTACTTCCGAAATCTTCATGAAAAGACTCCTCTTAAGTGATGATTCAGTGGGCAAGAGCTGCCATTTATTTTGACTGAAGGAGGACGAAAGGGGTTCAGACTCTTTCACCCCCATTGGTCCACGCTCGGCCAAGCAACGTCCTATCGGTAGGCCGCTGGCGAGGGCTGTCTTGATCTCTGTTCTACTTAGGGGGCATCGTCCGCTTCCAGCGTATACGCATTGGCGGACCGGAGTGAAAGCCGATCACAAAAAAGAAGCCCGGCACTGGGTCGGGCTCTTTATGCACGTGGCCAAATCCCTTTGGCTGACCGCATTGTGCTTGGTAGGTGTGACGAAGGTATGACAGGCAGATACGAAAAGCCCGGCGCTGGGCCGGGCTTGAAGTTACGAGGCGATATCCAGTGTTTCGTGCAAGCCCTTCACCACGTACAGGATTGGCTTTCCGTCGACGGTCTCGACATGCACGTCGACTATGAAGGCCTTCTGGTAAATGTTTGTCTCGTTAATGATCATGCGATTTTTCAGATCATCGGTTCCGAAAAGCACCTTCACTGGATCGGGCGAGATACTTTCTATGCGCGCCTTGTCACCCGTCTTGTTCTTGAGTTCGTTTCTAGTCTGAAACCACTTCAGCGCAACAAAATTATGGTCGCCAGTTAGTGTTTCTTTGGGTTGAGGAGTCAGGTGCCGATACAGAAAATTCTGAGCCGCATTGGCCTCCATGGCGCCCAGGGATATGTTCACCGTCACCCCCTGATGAAAATTCATCACGCCTATATTCATTTGGGCACCCTGATCCTTAGCTGTTGGCTCCATGATCCTGACGATGCTTTTCAACGTGTGTTGCTCATCGGCAAGCGCAGGCTTGGTGCTAATCCTACCTAAAGCCCAATCAAATATCGCCTTTAGATAGTCGGAGTACTCGCTAACGGTTTTTGCCACGTCAAGGAGTGGCAGGACTCCGACAGCGTAGGGCACGAGCTCATTGATGATACTGCCGTTGCGTATCTCATGGACGTACATTTTCGTAGCGGCGCAGTCCTCCGGGGACTCGAATGCTGCCAGGTAGCGCCTGTACTCCTCGGCAAGCGCCTGTAGGCTTGCGGTGTAGTCATCCACGGCTACCGGGAGAACGTTTTTCAGCTCAAAATGAAGCCTATTCTCTGGCGTTACATCCATGTCGCTAATCCCTAACAATTAAAATAACGTGCCCGCTACTCTGCCGGACCCCCTCCTACAAATCCCCGTCTCGCCTACTCAGCCTTCCCCCGAACAATCCTTCCCGCCTTCACCTCATCCGCGTGGCGACCGATCTTTCTCTGCTCCGTCGTCAGTATCTGGCAGACTCTCCTCAACTCGAAAGCATCACGCGTTGTCTTTGCGCGACTGGCCACATCGGTTAGCTCAACGATTGACCACCGAATGACGGCCGCCAAGTCCTCAAGATCGTAGAACAGCTCCTGCTGGGGCGTTCTGACGCCGTCGAGTCCTTTCATAAGGTCTGTCATCTACCTAGCCTCCCTAGTAATCACACCGCTTTTGACTTCATCAGCGTAAGCAGCCAGCCGATCCTCATCGGCATGGAACACGGTGCACATCTTCAGCAGTGCCTGGGCATCTGCTTCATTGCCGGCCAGACTCAGCCGCTCGGCGACTCGCATCAGCTCGACGGCTGACCATTTGAGGTCGGAGGCGACACCCTGGAGGTCGCGCTTCAGGTCTTGCTCGGGTTTTTTGAGAGTCATGTAGTCACACCAGGTGAGCATTCCAAACCAGCAGCACCCGCGCCTGAATGAAGGTATCGTCGGCCCTGATGGTCTGCGGCGGATGCCGTGGGTTATCTGAAAGCATCGAGATCTGCTGGTCGCCAATCCACTGGAGCCGCTTGATGTACAGATGTCCCTCCCACGAGAACATGTAGATCCCATCCCCTGAGTATTCGCGAACGCTCACGTCGACCAGGAGCGGGTCGCGGTGCTTAATCGTGGGCGCCATCGACTGGCCCCAGCCTGTCACCATCTTCAGATGGAAATGCTCTTTGAACTCGACACCCATCTCGCGCAGATGCTGGGGGCTGACGCGCACGTCCTGAAACATCTCGGGGTAGTCGTGCGGGATCTGCCCGCCACCCATCGCTGCGCGGACATCGTAATGCGCGATCCACACCTCATCACCCATGGCGCCAGGGCGGTAGTAGTCGAGCTCGATGACGCCTCCGGCATCATCGGCTTCAGCAGCTGCAAGTAACCGCCTACGAGCATCATCAGACAATCCTTTCCCTTGCTTGGAAAGCATTTGGCGAACCATGTCTGCAGCAGACGTGCTCTCTGATGAGGCGTTGATGTGATCAGCAGCGCTTGTAAGCCCGCTGATTTCAGACGCAAGCCTCTTGCTGAATTTCTCAATAGGAACGTCAAGTAAGCGCGACAGCACGGCCGCAAACTTTACATTCAGCGGATTGGTGCCGTTCAGGTACATCGCGACAGCTGCAGCAGAGATATCAGCCGCTTCTGCAAGACTTGCTTGAGTGAGGCCGAGGGCGTTTTTTTTCGATACGAAAAGCGCCTTCGCGGCGTCGCACTCGGCTTTCAGCTCTGGGGAAAGTTCTTTCTTTTTACTCATCCGTGAAATTTAACCGTTGGTTAATTTATTTGCGGCAACCGGCGGTATTGCTACAAACCTAACCGGCGGTTAATATTGATCTCGAGAACACCATTCGAGATTTCCAGAATGAAGCAGATCCCACTTACAGAATTGGTTGCTACGAAAGGGCAGGTCTTTGCAGCCAAGGCTCTTCGGGTCAGCCCTGCGGCGATCAGCAAGGCCATCGCGGCCGAGCGAAATATTTCCGTCACCTGCAATCAGGACGGGACTTATGAAGCGCACGAGCTCAAGTCCTTCCCTGCGCAAACGACCCCGAAGAAATCAGCCGCCTAACCCAGCCCGGTCATACCGACCCCGGAAGTGAACCAATGGCCTACAAAAACAAGACGCATCGCAACACCCACCAGCTGAAGTCGCGCCTCAATGACGCCGCTTACGCCGCTCTTCAGGTGGAAGCGTTAGCGCGTGAGATTCAGCCGGGCGCCTTGGTTCGCGACCTCACGTTGGCGGCTCTGCGGTTCAAGGAGGATTACGGGTACTTCCCGTTGATCGATGACAGCGAGTCGGACGAGCTGGATGGCTTTCCTGCACTGGGCGAACTGGCCCGTGAGCTGAAAATTCAACCTGGTGCACTAGTTCGCGACCTCATACGTGCGGCGCTGAAAGCCAGGCGAGAGCAGGACACGATTTCCCAGGTTAACGACAAGAAACTTAGCGCCTGACTAGGCCATGGAGGAGGCACCAATGTCCGCAATACCTGAAGTAGGGCAGTACACGCAGGACGAGAAGGACGAGCTCGAGCGTTGGGCTGATGAGGTTGGTATCGGCATGGATCAACTCGCTGACCGGATTTTGCAAATGACTGAACGCGCAGTTGAGCGGCGCAGCGCTGCTCGCCTCGCAACGGATAAAACAACCCTGCGAAGACGCCTCGCTGATCACTGCGCACAAGAAGCGCAGACAGGAAACGTGGTTTCAATTTTCCCCGTGAGGTAACGGTCTGGCCCCTTATTAGGGGCCGGCGCAGTAACGATTGGGCCAGGCGGGGCTGGCACCTAATAAGGGGCCAAGTAGAAGAGAAGGTCATGGATTCGTCCCTGATCAGTAGTAGCGATTTGGCATGTACCCAGAATACGAACGAGAGAGCCCTATGCAAACGTCCAGTTCAAGACACAGCGCGCAAACCCGTGACCAGGTTCTGGTCGCGCACGCGGCAAACCAGATCGCTCGCACCAGCCTGAGCCAAGACGACTTCGCTCAGGCACTAAGCCGCGAGCTGCATCTATCGGCCCCGGACAAAGCGACAGCCAAAGAGGTGCCGGACTTCGCCGCCCTCACCGCGCAGAACGACGTGGGCGAGTTTGTGAAGGCGACTGGCCGCTGGTTGAAGCGCGTGCAGCGTTGGTTGTCCGGCGATCAAGACATGCCGTCCTGGCTGGAAGAGTCGTGGGTCAACGCACTTGAGCCTGAGTTCCGCGACCACTGCATCAACGAGCTCGCCGGCCGGCATGGACTGATCGGCGCCCGCCAGATGACCAGCGACCAATGTGCAAACAAAAGCTTCGGCGCTCTGATCCGCGCCCTGGGCGATGTTATTGACACCGGCAGCGAAGTGTTCGACGACCAAGTGATGTGCGAGGAGGACTTGCCGCACCTCCCAGCATTCGCCAAGCAGTGCCGCCAAGTTGAAGCGCGGGCAGGGGAGTTGGGCCGCAAGGCTGAAGCCCTGCTGGCGAAGCATCGCCCGAGCTTGAAATCCATCGCCTGAATTTCAGGCACAAAAAAGCCGGGATTGCGCCCCGGCTAATTCATTACTACCTGATGAGGTCGATTATGCAGAGCCAACCCAATTCAAGCAATACCCCGAACCATGTCGCGACACGTTTTGTTAATTCCGAAAACGTGTCGCGCCTCAAATCTCGTTCTCAGGGAGTCAAGCAATGACCCCCGACAACATCATCCAGCTGAACAGCAGCAGGGGATTCACCCGTATGGACAACAGCCTGATGGAGGCTTTGGCTACGGTTGACCTGCCAGCGCGCGAACTGCGCGTTCTCATGGCCATTGCACGGCAGACCATCGGCTATCAACTCGAAACCAAGCGCCTGACCGCCGACGATATCGGCAAGCAGACCAACATGCGCCGAGACGTCACGTCGAAAGCGATCAGTCATCTCCTTGAGCGTCGAATCATTTTTCGTGTAGGGGGGAGCCGAGGTGATATCGGGATTTCCCCTATTCGCGAGTGGTCCTTCTATGAGGAAAAACCTGTAAATCTCACTGAGACCAAATCGTCTCACTCAGCCCAAATCGTCTCACTGAGACCTGATGCGAGTGAGACCAAAACGGCAACTTGCCTTCTTTATACAAAGAAAGAACCCCTATTAACTCTTCCTTCGGAAGAGATTAATCCGCCCCAAGAGCAACCGGAACAACCGAAGCCTGATCGCAAGGCTCCGTTCGGCATGACCCAGCTGCTGGCCGACAACCCGCACAACGTCCCTGAACAACTGCTGGCCGACTGGCTAACCCAGCGCAAGGCCAAGCGCGCCGCCGTCACCGCCACCGTCTGGTCAACCGTCAACGCTGAGCTGACCAAGTGCGTCGAAGCCGGGATCACCGCCGCCGACGCGATCACCGAGGCGCTGACTTCTGGGTGGCAGGGATTCAAGGCGTCCTGGGTGATCAAGCGCATGGCCGAGTCGGCCCCGGCACCGGTCGCTCAGTCCCGTCACAGCGGCTTCGCTGACCGCAACTACACCGACGGTCTGATCCAGCGGGAGGA